ATAAATAGAAGCTAAGTTTTTATAATTTGAAATTGAAGATTTAGTAAACTCATCTATATCATAAGCTTCCTTTATTTCTTTTATTAAATTATATTTTTCCTTCATAAGCTTTTGCTCATCCAATCTTTTACGGGCTTCACATACAGTTTCAACAAATTTTTCAGCTTTATTTTCTGAATTATATTTTTCATTAATCAAATACTGATATAATTTCAATTCCTTTGAAAGTTCTTTTTTACCGGAAAAATATTCTTGTAATATTTTTTCAGCTTTTGAATTTTGTTTGCCAGACATGATTTCCGATGTAATCTGTCTAACTAGCAATTCAAAAATGAATCCTGTGTTTTTAAATTTCGAGTGCTTAATATTTTTCATTAATTGTTTTAATTTCTCTGATATAAATATACGTTTATTGTGGATTATTACTTTTTATCCAAATCTTCCATTAAAATAGTCTTTTTGTTACCCAACATATCTTTAAATATTTCCTTAGATTCTCTTTGAGTTTTTTGCTTTAAAGTTTTAATTCCTAACGGGTCTCTTCCTAAATGGTGGTCATCTTTACCATATCTAACAACATCCTTCGGTCTACCAACTTTTCCTTCTTCCTCCAATTCTTCTTTTATTTTTTGGATTTCTTCTTCCACATTAGTTGGTTCTCCAGCTCCGGTTTCTTTAGCCGGGTCAACTCCTTGCGTTTCAATTGAAGTTAAACGGAATGTTTGTTTAGTATCCTCAATAACATCTACTGTTAATTCATCTTGCTCTTCAGGTGTCATATCCATAATAGCATCATACATCCATTTTTTAGAGAACATTTTAGTTTGTTGCATTTGTTGAATTAATGCTATTTTAGATGTATATAATTCAACTTTCTCTTGCTCATAAATTTTAGATGGTATTGTTAATTCTAATTGGAAATCCAATTCATCCTCACTATCTAATCCTTGTGCATATAAGTGAACAATTGCTATCTTAGTTAATTCCGATACTAATACTTTCTGAATTCTTTCTATTGTTTTTGCAAAACGAATATCTTGTGCCGCCAATGTAGCCTTTCCACTAACATCTTCTTCGTATCCTAAAAATGCTTTTGGTATTTTCAATGCTGCCATCATTTTACCTTTTAGGTAATTGATATCATCAATCATATTATATTCCAATCCTTTTAGGGTATCAATTGAAGTACCATTATCACTACCACGAACTGGCATATAATAATCTTCGATTAGATTTTGAATATTATATTTTAAGTTATATTCACCCGTAGCTTGGTCTAAGAAAGGAACTTTTTTAGATGAATTGATAATTTTTTGCATGTAGTTATCAACTTCGGTTGGTGGAATATTACCAACATCTACTTTAAAGATTCTCTTTTCAGGTGCTCTCATAATACGATGGATTAACATCGCATCTTCCATCAACGTTAATTGCTTCCAAACTCGTCTACCACCTTCAAGCATTGATTTACCATATGGTAAGAAGTTTGAATCTGAATACAAGCGGAAGTGAGCTATTTCATAATTTTCAAATTCTCTTTTAGAACTAGCAGTTACTACTGCACTATTTGGATTCTGATATGGTGCATATACAAATTTAACTCTTTGAGGATTTTGTGCATCAAATGCTTCAACTCTAGAAGTTTCATATACCGATAAAGGTTGTACGCCCACAATACCCAATTCTTCAGCTATTTCTAAATTTAAAAAGAAATCTCCATATTTTACTAAATTTCTGGACCAAGGCCATAAATTAAATTCAATATTTAAAATATCATAAAAAAGATTTCTAAGAATCTCTTTTGTATTTTCGTTTGCGCAATTTATTTTAAGTACATCTCCTAATTCATTCTTTACAGTGGCTTCATCCGCGTAAATATCTAATGCTGATGATAAAATTGGGTCATTATCCATTCCATCATAATCTCTAAACAAGTCAATTCTAACTTGCTGATAAGCCATTGCGGATTCTATCAAACCACCACTATATTGTGGAGTTTTCATACGAGTGTATCTATCTATTAGATTCGTTGTTAATCCTTGATATTCATCGGTATCGATTACTTTGATACCTTGTTTCGTTTTACGAACTATTGTATTAGTTGAAAATAATTTTTGTAACCTACCGAAAAATGATTTATCTGCTGCCATTTATATTTTATATTTTAATTCAAAGATATGGAAATTATTTGATATTAACAAATTAATTACCATTTTCTACAAGACCAGTAATTTGCTTTGTGTCTTGGTCCTGGGTTATCGCAATTCATTCTTGCTCTAAATGATTTTCTAGCAGCCGGATTTGATTTTCTAATTTTCATTCCCTTTTGACCAAAGTTTACTTTAACAACATTGCCCGCAGGATTCTTTACATATACTTTGAACTTTTTAACATCACCTTGCATTGGTTTACCCAATTGAACATTTCTGCCTTGATATTCTGCTTCATAAACACAATTGCAATTTGCTTCAGCTAAAGTGTTCTTATATGCTTTTAAAAATTCAATAAAATCTTCAATTTCTTCTGGCTCTACATCCAATTCTTCATAATCATCCCCAACTTCTTCACTTATTGGAACACAATTAGGAACTTCTTTGCCATCTTTTTTCTTAGTACCCACCATTTCATATCCTTTCCAACAAGGATTTTCCATTTCTTTTAGTGGGATTAGGTTTATTAGTTTCATATTATAATAGTTTCAACATATAAATATATAAAAATTACTTTAGCAACCAAGTTAAGTTTTCAACTTCACCTTTGCCTAATTGCATTTCATATGGATTTTTCTGATTTTGCCAATTTGCAGCATAAACGCCTGTATCATTTTGTATAGTAGTTGAACTTAACATACTCTTAGTTAAATCGATACCTTCTTGTCTTAATCTCAATGCAGTATTACGAACCCATAATCCAATTCCCAATGCCATTGTTAAGTCATCATTGTATCCCTTCATTGCTTCAGCTCTACCACCATTCCATATAAAGGTAAACAACTCATCTATCAATCTATTAGAACGAATTAGGATATCTTTATCTTTCATATAGTTATCTAATGCAGAAATGATAAGAGGACGAGTTTTTGATGTTGTAGAGAAGCCAGCAACCATACTTCGTTCTTCTCTATAATATTTGTTACTCATTTGTCTTTCGGTATCTACATATTGTAAATCATTACTCATATAGAATAAATTGGGGTATCCCCTATTGATTACTTGCTGAATTGCAGCCCAACCAACGTTAGCATTTTCAATTACTAATAATGCGTTATTATATTCGGTTGCCAATGCTGTTAAAAAGTTACCAAAATCTTTTGTATCTATCTTTCCTCTATATTCTCCAACTTGCGATGAATCTTCTATATCAATTATTTGACACGTAGAATAATCCGAACCATCTCCTCTCGCCACGTCGGCAGATATCATATACTGTCTATTGTAATTTGGATGTTCCCATATCCAAAGATTTCCATCGAAACCTCTTTTTTCAACGGGCTCCATTACATATGTTTCCTTATACCAAGTTAATAAAGCCGGGTCGATTACGGTATCACCCGAACCAATAAAGTCACAATCACATTCTTGCGATGCTCCTTTTGCTCCTAAAATACGAGTTTGCTCATCTCTCCATGCTTGGTTTCTTTCAGGGTGAACAGTCCAATGTAAATTAATACAATTGAAACCATTTTGTCCAGCTTCTCCTGCTACCCAAGTTTTATGGAAAAAATTACCCACACCATTTGGTGTAGAAAGAATAATAGCAGAACCACCCGTTGATAGAGTTGATTGTGCTGATAACCAAATATCATCGATATCTCTAATGAATGCTGCCTCATCCACTACTAATAGTGATAGGGCTTCCGAACGTCCTGCATCAGGTGAAGATGCGATTGCTTTTACTTGCGAACCATTCTTTAATTTAAGTGATAGTTTGTTATCTTCAGATGCTGCCGTTGAACCATCTCTTAACCAAATAGGAAGTAAATCGTGCATAACCCTTACCTTCTCTACTAAGTTTTTTGCAACAGTTACTTTAGTTGCGATAACCAACGCATTGAAGTCTTGGTTGAATATCATCTTCCAAAGAATAAAGCCCGCCGATAGGGTTGATAAACCTAACTGGCGGGATTTAAGGATGATGTTGAATCTATTATCTTTAAATTCATCTAAACAATTTTCCTGAAACTGATATAAATGAAATGGAATCTTTCCACGAGTAGGGTGTTGGATGACACAATACTTTTTCATAAAGTATATCGGGTCTAACGCACACTTCTTATACTCATCGGAGATGATTTCTTTTAGTGTTTTTTTAGGTTGCCCTTGTACACTCATTACTTTTTAACTTTTATTTTCCAATAAGTACCAAATCCTACATATGGGGAAAATGAACCAGTTGTTCCATCGGTAGTTCTATTATTTACTCCCAATGTAAATTGATATAATTTATCTTTCTTAGTTTTTAAAATTAATCCCGCACCTATTGCAGAAACTAAATCAGCTTTATTGAATCCACCATTTAAACCATAATATAGTTGTGTTTTTGCTGGTTCTTTAACTATCATAGTTTCTTTTATAGTTCTTTCTTTTACACTTGCGTTAAAAGTTCTACCTAAGATTTTGTTTTGTGAGATTGTATCAGTAATAGAAACTGTTCCTAATGAATCAGGCAATACTAATACATCTTTGTATAATACTTTTGAATAATAATCTTTTAACAATGCCGCTGTATCAATTACCGTTGGAATGATTACTTCTTTTTCAACAATTGTTTCGTGATAAATATCTTCACCTTTTTTAGTTACTACTTTTGTTTTGATAACTTCTAAAGTATCAATATCATGTTTGATGATTTCATATTTTTTACCATCAATTCTAATAGTTCTTCCGCCCGGCATAACTCCGCCTGGGTTGAACCATTGTAATAACACATAAATAATCAATGCTGCAATAGCAATGTTTTTAAAATTCAATAATTTTTTCATAATTTTTAATTTTTTATAAGCTCTGAATGGTTTAATTCTCGTAACTTATCTTCTAATGCTGCTTTCCTCTCCAACAGAGCTTCAATTGCTTCGGTAGCGCCATTAATATCATTTTGTAAATCTTCTTTTACTTTGTCAACATCAATATCATAATGCCATTTTTGAATAGTACCATCTTCATTAATAAATTCCATTGTTTGTGATACTGCTCTCAATCCTTCTTCAAATTGAGCTTTCAAATCAATAACATATGATAATTGATTATTAGTTATTTTATAATCTTCATAAAATGGATATGTTCCATCATCTTTTAATGTTTGTTCAAACTTTCTCAAACAAGTTACACACATTCCTGTTTTACGAATTAGTTTCTTATCTGCATTACTATATTTTATACTATCACATTCTTCGGATTGACAATTATTTAATTTATCTAAATATTGTCTAACTTCATCCATTTGGGAAACTGTTATTTTATAACCTTCTTTTTGTTCCCATTCTTTACCATCAGCATCTACCCACGTTTCGCCAACTTCTCTCGTTTTTTCTGCTTCCTTTTCGTAACCAAAAGTCGTTTGATTATCATCAGTTCTACCAAATACGGTATCTATAATTAGTTTACGAGTTGGATGAATGTGATTATTTTTTTCTTCAAAGCTTTTTCTCTTTGCCATATTTTATTTTATTTATAACCTTTTATATATACATATATATATAATTTATCTCCCAAACTTAAAAATTCCTAAAATTTGATTTAAAGGAGCAAATGTTCCTGTTAATTTATATGTGTTTCCCTTATAGAAGAATACTAATCCTTCGTTTGGAACTAATTTTTCAAATCCACCAATAGCATTTAATCTAGCTAATTCCTTTTCTAATCTTTTTATTTGAGCTACACTACCACCACTTTTAATATCTGATATAGATGATTCCAATGATGATTTAATAGATTGTAATGCCTTATCAGGTTGAGCAGTTAATACCGAACTCATAAACGAAAGGACTTCGGCTCCAACACCTAAAAAGATATCTTCGAATTTACGAATATTACCTTTCATTATTTTATCTTTAGCATCCTTATCTACACCATCTGCCCATTTCTTAGCATCTTCATCAGTTATTGATTTAATACCAAATGATTTATTATCAAATGCCCATCTTCTCGCTAAACCTTCTTTTTCTAATTTTGTTAAATTCTTTTTAGAATTATTAACAAATTTCATCCACCAAGCGAAGTGATATTCAGCTATACCATCTTTATCTCCTAATCCAAACTCACTTTGCAGTTTAGATAACATTCCATTAAATTTACCTTTTTGAGAACTTAGTTTTTCATCCTTTGGAAGCTTTGTAATCGGAGGTCCTTGTAATGTATATTGAGATTGTACGTGTGCATTTATTTGCTTAATCATAGATGCTAATTTACTTTCTGCACCTTTTACACTACCAACCGCATTCCCCTTTTCATCATATTCAACTACGTTATGGAATACTAACAAAGATTGTCCATAAGGAATTACATTTGCATTTTGTGGATAAATTACCTCTAAGTTACAAAACGCTGAACCATCTTTGAATATACTCTGTCTTTCTTTCTCTCCCAACCCACTAATAGCCGCAGATAAATCTCTCATTGCAAAATTATATGCATCACTCAATGCACCTCTTCCTCCAAATTTTGATGCTAACGCACTCATATCTAAAGCGCTAGCTCCACCATTTGCTAAGTGTCCTTTGTTACGAGCGGCAATTAATCTACCATTTTTCCAACTGATTGCTAATGCCTGTCCATCAGTTTTTTCTCTAACTACTCCTAACTTACCATCTAATGCATTATTAACAATTTTTTTCAAATCACCAAATGTAAGATTCATTGAAATATCAAATGGATGATTCATATGACCATATGCACCACCTTCGGTAATCAAATAGTTTGATTCGTTTATTGATTCGTAAATATGTCCGTTAAGTTTGCCAAAATCTCTTAAAAGAATTCCGGCAGCTGCATTTGCTTCGTTTTCAACATCGGAGCCAGTTGCTCCATCTTCAGGCCCACCAATATATCCATCTTGTCTTTGTTTAAGATGAACTAATTCATGTGCCAATGTTCTTAGGATATCCGGTGTACTTCGATTGGTAACATATATAAATATATCATTATTAACCGAGTCAAAACCACCATACGATTTAAATGTTGTAGCAAATTCACCATCTTTTACCAATTTAATATTAAATGGTAAACCAATTAAACGTAATCTATCTTTTGCAAATTTTATAAATTCGCCTATAATTCTGCCTTTAGTTTTTTTTTCAGGGGTAGCTGGAACTTCTTCTTTTAATAGTCCTAATTTAACAGACATATCAGTTATTTCTTTATAATCTGTATCTCTTAAATCTCTTTCAACTTGTCTCCTATTAGCATTTGGATTTGCGGATACGGCTGCTCCAATTTTCTTTCTACCATATGCACCAGCTTTATCCCACATTTTCATAATTGCTTTAAAATGCCAATCACCAACTCCTACCTCATTAAATGCGGATGGTACTTTTATTTTTACCCAACCACCATGTCTAAATATTCTAGCTGGTATTGGTAACGTAGAACCTATTGGTAATTTATTCTGATATTTTTTGTCAACACCCACTACCTTTGTAACAAAATCTCTATTTTTATTATCTACTCCAACTAATTCAACTTCAACTTCAACAGCTTCTCCGCCGATTTTCATTTTACCTTTGAAAAATCCTTTTTGAATTTCACTTAGGGTTCTAAATGTTGTGGCTTGTTTGCCATTGATTGTTGGCATTCCGTGGTCATCTTTTCCAATATCCTTAACTTGTACTTTCTTATTTTTAAATTTACCCATTAAGATGGTATCGCCATTATCAACATCTACACTTACATCTTCTTTCATTAAATCTGCAGCTGTGTTCTTTGGTGCCTCTCTTTTATAATTTGCAATTACTTGTATTAATTGCTCATCGGATAGTTTATAGTTTTGCATTATTTCTAATGTTTTTTCCATAAAGTTTGGTACAAATTTATTAGTATCAACCGATTCTTCTCCATTTTTATTTTCAAATATACCAGCGGCTCCTAATGCTATACCTACACCTGATGCTTGAACTGCGTTAGCACCTAATGCTTCTGCTGCAGAGTGTTTTATGATATCTTTCATTACATATGAACCCAAATGACCTCCTCCAAATTTATACGCTATTTTCGAAGCAGCTCCTTTTAAAATTCCACCAACACCTGCGCCATGTGAAGCGGCTTTTACTCCCCCTATTAAACCTCCTGTAACTGCGATTGAACCCATTATTAGTGCAGTAGTTTTTGCAAGATTTTTAACACCATCTTTTTGTCTTTCATTTTCTTTCCACGACTTTTCTGCCAATTGTCTTTCTTCTGGTGTTAAATCTTCTCTGAATACAGGTTCTTTTTTTGTTTTTGGTTTTCCTAAAAAGTTTTTATCTTGTATTTTATTACCATCTTTATCTTTAATTGCATGTCCGTGACTATCTTTTTTATAAACCGGCACGTCTTGCATTTTTGGTTTTTTTCCTTCTGCAGAATCAGATTGGGTATAATCTCCCCAATGAACATTGTTACCATCTTTATCTTTAATACTTCCCATTTTTCCGGTAGTTGCTAATGATTTTATAGCTCTACCAGTTCCTACCATCATTTCTTTGTTATGCTCTAATGTATGCTTAATACCATGTCCTACATATGATGCTGCTTTTTTTAATACATCGATAGCTCCTTTTCTCTCTTGTGATTCAGGGCTATTTACTTTATCAATTGATTCATTATCTTCTTTTGATAAATCTTTTCTAGCCTTATCTAATGTTTGTTTTATTTTTTCAACTTGCTTATCTTCAGGACTCATTTCTGCTGAAGATTTCAATTCTGCTCCACTTAATTTTTGTTCAGGCGGAGGAGCTTGTTCTCCTGGCTTTTCACCACCCTTTTCTTTATCAGCTTTACCTTGTGCAGTTTGGTCTTTCTTAACAGGCTGACCAGGTTCCGCTGGTTTTGCTGCTTGAGTTGCCGCTTTACCTTTTGGTTCGTTAGCCGGCGCATCATCAGGTCCAACTAATTTATTTGCTTGTATATGTGCTTCGTGGTCTTTTGGTAATCGTAATGCTCCCCTAACAGTAATCTTTTTCTTTTTACCATCAGCCGCTGTATAATCGATTTCCTTATCCATAATTGGATTTGGTTCTTCTTCTAAGAAGTATTCATCTATAAAGCTATCAGCTTCAAATACTAATTTTGCTATTTGTTCAGCGATTGGGTCATATACATAAGAATCATCGGTACTTGCTACTGAACGGATATCATCGTTTTTCTTTTGTATTTTTTTAACATCTTCTTTAGATGGATACCCTTTTATAAGTTCCTCTTTAATCAGTTTGTTGGTTATCATTTTAAAAATTTCTTTATCGAATTTTGGATATGCTTTTAGGAATAATTTTTCAGCATTATCCGAACTTAACCATTTTCTTACATCAGTTCCACTAATTGGATTTGATTCAGATGGTATAATATAAGTATAACCAATTTCATCGTAACCATATCCAGATTTACCATTATATGGTTTAAAGTATTTACCTGCTAATCTACTAGCATCTTTATCGCCAACGGCTGCAATATATGCGGTTGTTTTACCATCAAATTTTGAAAGTATTTCTTTTGGTGCATATGGGTTTGATACTTGTACTATTTTGTTTGGAGCGATTCCAAACATTTTACCCATTATTACAACCTTTTCTTTAAAGTTAAATGGAGATTTACCACCATCGCTTTTATCCGATGTACCAATATAAACATTATTAGCGCCAAATTTTGACACTAATTTTTGATATGCAGCGTAATGACCTTTATGAAAAGGTTGAAAACGGCCTGAATATACTACTATCGTTTTTTTAATTACCGGTTTATCCACTATCCCTATTTTTATGTATAAATATCTTTTTATTAAAGATTAGAAACTTTTGTAGATAAATGGGTCTCTTTTTTTAAGTTCTTCTAATTTTTTCTTAAATCTTTTTTTTCTTTTTCGTTCTTCGTATAACTTTACAAAGAAGGAAATTATTGGCCAGTTTTTCATAATAATTGTTTTAATTTTATTTTTGCTTCATCTAATCCCATTGCTTTATCATCTATAAGTAAATCATAGTGTATTTTACCCATATATAATCCGTTATGCTTTACACCCCATTTTTCTAAACTATTCAATGTTATATCGTATAACTTTGCGTAGATTTCCTTAACATCACCATTCAATGTATGCATACCTCTTGCTGTATAAATATATATTGTGTACCCTTTATCGTATAAAGAGTTTGATAAATCTATCATTTCTTGTATTGGTTCACAATAATTGTATTTATCTATCCCTAATGATTCCTTTTCTTTTGGACGAAAGCATAATGTATCATCCAAATCAAATGCTAATATTTTTGTATTATTCATTATGGTAAACTATTTAATTTGGTTTGTATTTTTTCTTTTATAATTGAATCAATCTTTGGTAATTCGTATAAATCATAACAATAATGACCACATACTTGTATCAACTTATGTCTATCATTTATATCAAAATCACTCTTAACCCATTTTTCCCACTTTTTGGAATCAAAGCATATTTGATAAAATTCATCAATTTGAGTTTCATCCATATGTTCTAAATAAGTCAATGTTTGTATTTGTGCAATTTCAGGTCCTATATTTAAACTATCAACACCATTATCAAATCTGATTTCTAATTCTTCATTACTTAAATAATCACCATTATGCTCTTTGGTTTTTTTATCAAAGCGTTTACAAATATCAACCATAGATTTTAACCTTTGTAAATTAAAATGACCCGAGTTTTTCATATTAACTAAGTCTAATCCAACGCCCGATTGTATTACAACAAATTCTATATTAGAAAATATTTCTTCTTTTAAATTATCATTTAAAAATGTTAATATACTATCCAATTCAAAATCTTCGATACGGATGATTGCTTCTTCCGTTAATATTTCATATTTTAAATTAGGGTTTATATGATACAAATAATTCATCGTATCAACTGTTTGTGTTATACCTATGTTTTTATCATTCTCCGTAATTTTCCAAGGGTCTATATGAATTATATCAAAATATTTTGCATCATTAATATATGATAGAAATCCATCATCTTCAATTTTTCCTTGATTTGGGCCAGAATGGTCTCTTTCTAAAACAATATCGCTTTTGCTTCTGACATATTTATGAAACGTAGTAGTATCCCACGCATTTACATATCCCCCATCGAAATCGATTTGTCTTCGTGTTGGTAAAAGTCCAAATCTATCAGATTGTAATTCTAATACAGAATCTACAATTTGCTTAGACATTGGACATATAAAGTATTTAGGTGTTTTCATAATCTATGCCTGTGTATATTTTAAATTGATGTTTAGCTTGTTCTCTATGTAACATAGTTCCACTTTCACTTTCAACTAAACAATCTATATAGGTATTAGTTGAATCGGTTACTATTGTAAGAGGAGTACAATTAAAAATAAATTTATTCTTTAACGTGTACAATATATCCCAATTATCCCTAACAATATTTTCTACATTAAATCCCAATTCACTCGCAGCCACTTTAACTGATGCTGCTAATCCACCATTACCTAACACATATAAAGTATCAAATCCTTTGTTATAATGAGTTATGAGCTTTAAAGCAGCATAGTAATCGGTGTTGTATCCAATCATTGTGTCCGAAGTCATCAATACGGTATTTATATTACCCACCTTCTTAGCCGCATTATCTACTTCATCCATTAAACTAAATGCAGTAACTTTAAATGGCATTGATATTGCACAACCAGAGAATCCTAAGTATTGTGCAGATATAAGTGCCTTTGATATATTATTTACTGAAAATGATTTATATACCGAATTTATACCATGTCTTTCAAATGCAGTATTAAAGAATTTACATCCCATACTACCAGCTCTTTCGCTTAAAGAACCATATATTTTAGTATCTCTATTTATTACAATCATATAGCATTTCTATTGATTTAAACCATAACATATTTCCGAATTTACCGTCATGTAATGGTGACATATTTAAAAATATAATGGCTGTTAGTAGTTTAACTTTATTTAAATCGAATCCATTATTTATTATCCATTCTTCATATACATCTTTGAATTTTGTTAAATCCGTAGATACATCATAAGAATATGTTACAGAATAATCACCCTGAACAAATGTAATATTATCCTCATTTTTCATTTTATCATATGGGATAATACATCCACCATACATCTTTGCCAAGTCATAATATATATCACCGCCTGATGTATATCCACCAAATGATTCTCTCCAATCGATATATGTAAATTTCCTTTGTCCTAAATTATATACAATATTATCAAATTGTAAATCACCGTGAAATGCTGTATAGAATGGATTTGTATTAAATTGTTTAAAATCTATTTTAGAAAATATAGATTCCATAGATGGATAATCTTTACCATTTATGTTATGCTTTGCTAAGTAATAACTTATATTTGTTTTATCTATAAATAATTTTAAACGTTCATTTGTCTTATCTACATAAAATTTTTTAATATGTTCTACCGAATTTGGCGATTGAGTTGATATATTAGATTTTAGTTCTTCTAAAAATTTAACATATACTTCAAACATATCAATTTCATATAAGGTACTACCTTCTTGCCATTTGTATGATATAAAGTTATTAGTATATTTAAAGTTATCAGGTATTTTGCCTCCTAATTCTTTAGCTCTAATAATTCGGTTATCTAATACTGATTTATTTGGAGTAAATTTTATAAATGTATTACCTTCCTTATATGTTATTTCCGAATTATCCTTTTGTAAGGAAAGTGGTTTATCATTTAGGTATTCTTTAGTTTTATTTAAATCATCTAAATTGCCGGTATCCAACCATTTCAATTTTTTTGCTTTAAAGGTAGGATAGTTCGATGGAATATTAAATGCTGATACTATTTCACCATCTATGATATTATCCTCTAATTGCTCCCAAAACACCCCATAATCCCATATCCCAGCCAATCCTATAAATGCCATATCATATCCATTCTCATTTTTATTAGAATAACCAATGATATCATTTCCACTTAATTGTACAGTTGAATATTTTTCAGGATATGATGTGGGTTGTATGCCTAACCAATTACCATCTAAGTGCGGCATTGGTGAATCTATTAAACAATCACAAGTTGCTATATAAAATGGTCTTTGTAAATAAGATTTACATTGTAATGCCGAATAACCTGGACCAGAAGCGTATCCATCTACGTTATCAATTTCCACGAAAGTGAATTTATGTGTAGGAAATGCCAATTCACAATATTCTCTAACAGAATCTCCCTTATAACCAATTGCTATAATAAATTCATATTCTTTTGGGAATTTATCAATTATATGTGAAATAATTGCACGATTGTTAATTGGTAATAAAGCCTTATTAATTTCTTTGGTTAAGTTTCCCAATCGAGTTCCTAATCCAGCTGCTAATATTAATACGGCAGGTGTTTGGTGTTCGCCTTCTATCTTACCATTTGCTCTAGCAAATTCATCATCGATACGGATTACATCATCCACTTCCGGAGTCGATACTTCTTGTAAGATAATATCAGTTAATGCAATTACTCTATGTTTTTTAGGCGGTGTAACATTGAAGTATTCACCCGCTTTCATAATTTTCTTTTCAACTACACCTTCATCATTCTCTAACCAAATTTCGGCTTCTCCTGATATAATGAAGTTCGTTTCTCTTTTCAAATTATGATATTGATATGAGGTTTTGTAACCTGCATTGATGTATATTCGTTTATAACAATATGCATCGTTTAATTCTAACCACTCTTCCTTTCCCCAAGGCTTTATTATTGTTTTCATATTTGTAACCTATTTAGTATAATTATAAGAAATTTTTTATTCCCAACCACCTACTCTCATAATCTTCAACATTTCTACATTCTCCATTTAAGTCATTCCATCTATATGGTGTCCCTTGATTACCACTAAATAATCCTCTATACGTTATATTATTTTTAGTTAAAAACTTAGCCATTTCTATTTGCCAATCCGATTCATTGTTTAGTAATCTTTCAAAATAATAATTTACAGCTATATCAAATATATTCGTTTTTGCAATCCAAAAAACATCTTCAAATTTATTATGAATTATAGAATTTGCGAAATCTAAAGTGTATATTGTATTTTCATAATTCGATTTTAATATTGATTCCAATTCATCCCTTAATCGATATGATGGATTATAAATAAAATCAGGTCTTATTTTTATAGTAAAATCATAATAATTGCCCGTTTCTTTTTTTAGCTTATTACATTCCATAATAGAATGGAACAATGGTTCTATTCGTATATTTTTATTTACCCATTCTTTATAATTTTCAACTATCATTTTTTTAGGTCGCCATATATCTGAAAACTCTTCGAACAAAGAATCCGGTTCGTCTGAAGGGATACCAGCTATACTTAAATCCGATGAAGTTTGTGTTATACTATCCCACGTATGAATAAACACATCACACTCATCAATCATATCACCTATAAAATTTAAAATGTTTTTAGATGTTAAAACTCCAGTTCTAATTTGACCACTAAAGCACAATGCTATTTTCATATTCACCAAATTACGATATTTTTTACAATTTTCCAAATATTTTAGACAAAAAAATACCCACCAAATTAGTGGGTAATTTTTTAAATAAATAAGTCTATTATATCATTGGAACATCTATTCCACAATGAGCTTTCACATCATCATTAAATTCAAATGGGTTCATTGGGAATTGGATACTAATTCCGTGGCTATTAGCCGGAGAATCATGGTAATCTCTAGCGTTAAATACAGTTGCTCTACAATCAATATTATGAATTACATCATCTACGTTATCATAAATAAATAATGATTTTTCAGGTGATACGATTAAATGTAATTTATAAGTATTTTTAATATATTCATCGTAGTTATCACCTTGCTCAGCTTTAATAACTGCTTCAAAATCTAAATCTAATCCATTATAAATTGGATTTGCTTCTTCTTCAGTTTCAACAATTTTAAATCCTTCTTTTTCAAGTAATAAATCGTGTATAGAACCATTTAATAATTCTTTATAATTTAATGGTAATGAATTTACTGCGGTAAGATTTTCTAATTTAGGTTGCCAGTCTTGGTGTAGTAATACAATATTTACATCAGCGGGAGAATATCTGATATTAAATGGTACACCTTCTTTACAGAATAATTTGATATATTCCATTGTCAATGGTAATGCTGCTTTTTGACGTTCTTGAAATCCTTCATCAATATTCCAATCAAATCCATTGTACCCAACAAATACTTCAGCTTCTTCAGTATCTTGTTTTACTCTATAAGCTTCCATTTCTTCCAATGCAGCTTGTAATTTGGTTTCATCTATAAACTTTTCTAAAGAAATAAATGGAACTTTGTTTCCATCTTCGATTAATCCTATCATATTATTAGTTTTTTGTGGCTGAACATATGTTCTACAATAAATATAAATTTATTTATAAATCGTATATTTATTTAAAAGTTTATACAATGAGTTACAATAAATGGGATGAGTTCGTAGTAACGCCATCTAAAAAATTTGGATTTGAAGTTCCATCATATCAGCCATCTGTATTTAGAGAATATAGAGGTGAGATATTTACAACATTTCATTCAGAAGAACATCCGGCAATGAATCAAATTCACTATGATAAAGAAGAACTTTCTATTCATAGTAGATTTTCACGTTCATATAAAGGCGTATTAAGAGGATTGCATGGCGATGATAAGACTTGGAAGTTGGTACAAGCGGTAGTGGGTGATATTTATTTGGTAGTATTAGATGTAAGAGAAGCCAGTCCTACTTTTGGAGATTGGGAATCATTCATCATATCCGAACGAACTCGCAACCAAGTATTAGTTCCTCCAGGATTTGTAAATGGACACTACGCATTAACCGATTGTATGTTTCATTATACAATGATATACAATGGTAAATATGTTGATTCACCCGAACATAAAGTTGTTAAATGGAATGACCCGGAATATCAAATTGAATGGCCTAGTTCCAATCCAATACTCCAAACGAAAGACAAATGATGCATTATTTAAAAACACATCCAATTGTAAGAGAAGCTCAATATACAAAGGATGATTTGATAAAATTTGAAAGATTAATAGCAGACCATTGGGAAGCCGGTAGAATACAGGGGCCAGTTCATCTTAGTGGTGGTAATGAAAATGAATTAATTGAAATTGGAAAAAGAATTAAACCAAGTGATTGGGTTTTTTCAACTTGGCGTTCTCACTATCATGCATTGATTAAAGGTATTGACCCACAATGGTTGGAGAATGAAATATTAGAAGGAAGGTCTATTACAATAGTAAATAAAGAACAAAAATTCTATTCATCGGCAATAGTTGGTGCAATTATCCCAATTGCAATTGGAGTTGCTATGGTTAATAAGTTGGAAAATAAAAATGATAAAGTTTGGTGTTTTATAGGTGATATGGCATTTGAAACGGGTGGATTTTATGAAATGCATAAATACGCTCAACGTTATAGTTTACCAATTCAATTTGTTGTAGAAGATAATGGAGTTTCAACTAATACCCCAACAGATGAAACTTGGAATGGAGTAAAACGGGATATCCCAACCGATGTAATTTGGTATTCATATGAAAAACAGTGGCCGCACTACGGAACAGGAAAATGGGTAGTGTTTTAATTACAGGTATAGCAGGAATGGTTGGTTCTCATTTAGCCGATTTTCTATTGGAAAATACGGATTGGGAAATCTATGGATTTTGCCGTTGGAATGATAACTTAGAAAATATAGAACATCTATCTGATAGAATTAATAAAAAGGATAGAATTCAATTGATATACGGTGATTTGAATGATTTAGCATCTATGATTAATGCTGTAAATATTTCAAAACCAAACTATGTATTTCATTTAGCTGCACAATCTTATCCACAAACTAGCTTCACAACTCCAAACGAAACATTGAATACTAATATATTGGGTACAACTAATTTATTGGAAGCATTAAAGAATTCTGATTATAAAGATTCCATAATTCATATTTGTTCTTCATCGGAAGTGTTTGGTAAAGTTCCCAAAGATAAATTACCAATAGATGAAGAATGTAATTTTCACCCAGCATCTCCATATGCCATCTCTAAGGTTGGTACAGATTTGATTGGTAGATATTATGCAGAAGCATTTAATATGTGTGTGATGACAACGAGAATGTTTACACATACCGGTCCAAGACGAGGTGATGTATTTTCAGAATCAACATTTGCTAAACAAATTGCAATGATTGAAGCGGGAATGCAAGAACCTAAGATATATGTTGGGAATTTGGAATCACTTAGAACTTATGCCGATGTTAGAGATGCGGTTAGAGCTTACTATATGTTAGTTACAATCAATCCGATTGGTGGCGAATACTATAATATAGGTGGTACATACACTTGTAAGATTGCCGATATGTTGGATTACTTATTGAGTAAATCCACTATACAAAATATAGAAGTAGTTACAGATATTAGTAGATTAAGACCTATTGATGCTGATTTACAAATACCAAATACCAATAAATTCAAATCTCATACAGGTTGGGAAGTGGAAATTCCATTTGAAAAAACTATGGATGATTTATTGGAATATTGGAGAAATAAAATTAAATTAGGTAGAAAGTTTTTAAATAGATAATATGAGCACACCGGAATATACTCCATACAAAGATGCATTGGTAAATTCAATGAATTATTTGGGAGAAAAGCAAAATACAATATTCATAGGACAGCAAGTCAAATGGCAAGGAAATCCTATGAGTACTACTATCCAAAGTGTACCAACTCACAAACTATATGAACTTCCGGTAATGGAAGAATCTCAAATGGGAATTAGTTTAGGTATGGCTATGGCAGGCAAATTTGTAGTTACATTTTATCCTCGTTGGGATTTTTTAATATGTGCAACAAATCAATTAGTTAATCACGTTGATAAAATTGGGTTAATGAGTATGGGTAATTGGAAACCTAATATGATTATAAGAGTTGGCAAAGGTAGTAATAAACCATTAGACCCAGGACATCAACATAGAGGAAATTATTTTGAAGAATTTAAATCACTTTGTCCTAATATTCAGTTTTATGATTTATTAAATCACAATGATATTGAATCTATTTATAAAAATGCGTATGAATTGGGTGGAATAAGTGTAATTGTAGAATATCCTGAATTATATTATTTAAATTAATTTGGATACTTTCGGTCTAATTACATGACAATTATGGAATGGATGTATATCATTTGTAATCAATCCGTTTTTAAATAAATAATCTCCTAACGTTGTATGTGGAATCCATTTATATTCCGAAAATGGGTTTGGTAATCCATTTATAAATCTTCCCATTATTTTTCTACTACCACAAAAAAATAAATCATCCGCAACATAGGTTAATTCATTTTCAAAATCATTCGATTTACGGATTCGTAATAATTCATTGGAATATAATGTGTTTCTATCAAATTCCCAATCATCTATATCGGTTAAAGAATCACTTAAAGTATATCCCCTAGCCAAAGTTTCAAAAGATAAATCCGGTCTAATTAAACATATTAAATCATATTGTTTGCCGGAATCTACTAATAATTTAAAAGAATTTTTCCAATGAAATATCATTTTATTTGCATTTGCAACTTCGGTTGGAAACGTTTCCGATTCATTTAATATTTCATAAATACAATGTGGTATATAATCGGTAATCATATTCGGAATTACTTCGATTGTTTTATACGAGTCATCATCTTTATATTTTTGAGTTGAACTACTCCAAGTAGACATATAAAAATCATATTTTATAAGATTTTGCGATTCCAATGATTTTACTACAAAATCAAATTCTCTATACATACCAGCTATTAAAAATGCTATTTTCATAGTGTATGCTTTATAAATTTATAAAATGAGTTAGCAAATTCAATATGCCACCTATCACCAGGATGTTCACAATCTCTACCCATAGAATCGTTTTTATAACAATCAATTGGTTCAAAAAATGTGTTTGTATTTATAGTAGATTTTAAATGTGGTTTTAATTCTTTAAATACATCGTAGTAGTATCCAGCTATTGTATGATATACTTTTATATTATGAAGCTTTGCAATTGTTTCTACAAATGTATATGCTTCCCAAAATAACATTAAATCCTGATAATCATTTCTTAGCTGAATAAATAATAAATCTTCATCATCATTTTTCCAAACGATATCGTTAGATTGAGCCGGTCTAAAACCACCTACTTTTTTAAATGAACCATCTTCTTTTAAATAATCTCGTCTACTAAATCCAGGCCACATTATAAATGTAACATCTGGACTAAATTGAGATGAAACGAATTTATGAAAAGTTTTTGCTATAAATGAAGTAGATACTCCATAGTTTCCATAGTTAAATAACGTTCCTTTTCCAATTCGATTTCTTAATTGTGTTGGCCAGATACTTTCATTTTTAACACCAATTCCCATAGTCCAAGAACAACCCAATGTCAATATGTTATAATCGGATTTATCTTTTATTGAGTTAGAACGATATCCATGTTCATTCATATCATATACAATAGAACCATCGTTAAACACATCAGTTGCTAATGTTTTTAATTTTTTATTTGTATATGATTTATTTACAAATATATCATTTGATAATATTAAATCTACATCTTTCATATTACTTTGTAAATGAAATTATTAAATTCTTTAATTAGTTCTTCACCAAATATTTTTGTTTTATTATAATTTAATAATGTTTTATGATTATGTACTAATATTTCTTCCATAGACCAATACCACTTATGCAATTCTTCTTTACTCATTTTACATAACTTATCAATTTCTTTTGTAATTAAATCGATTCGTTTAGCATTATCCGTTTCATTATCATAACTCTCATCTATAAATCCTTCAAATGTTTTAAATCCTAATTCTTTTAATAATTTTAAAGAGCCTGGAAATGCTACAAATATAAATGGTTGGAAATTTATTAATGGTTTAAATATTTTTTCAGTTAAAGATTTACAATCGGTATGTATAAATGTTTCAAAGCATATTTCAAAATAAGAATCTATATGTGGTTTGAACTCATTATCAGTCCATGCATTAACTTTATTGTAATCAGTATTTTGTTCACTTTTTAATAAATGCGGAGCGTTATCATACATATTTTTTACTCTACCTAAATGTAAATTTTGTAAATTATATCTTTCAATAATGTGTCCAACTGATACTGTGTTATATCCGTGTGGTGATAAAAATGACCAATCACCATATTGTAGTAAATCATCGCTTATCATTTTATATAAAACTGCTAACCTATGTTCTCTACCATTTCTAATTTTCATTAGAAAATGATTATCTCGTATTGTATCTTTTGTATTATAGAAATCGGTTTCAGTCATACATACTCCAAGCTTTCGTTGTATACAATCGCTGTAATACCAAGAACTATGGTCTAAACAAAATGGTAAATTTCTAACTGCTAATTTTCTTTCATTCTCTGGAAAATAACTTTCGTATAACTCTTTTGCATTAAAACTATTTATTCCCATTATAATACTACCATTTGGTATACCACTACCATTTAGAGAAGTATGTATATCCATATAAGTATCTTTATCTACAAACGGCTCCATTGAATAATCTATAAAAATTTTACATCTTCCATGTAAAATAGATTCCATTGCTTTTTTAGAAATAAATTTCCAAAAATGTTCACCTTGCATTTTTTTAGAATGGCCTGGGTTTATTCCTGTAAATTCTCCCAATACTGCATTTGGTTTTATTGGATATATGAATCCATTTGGATTTCTTTGCATCAGATACAATGCATTTTCCGTATAGTCGATTACATTCCCATAAACTTGCGCTTGATAAAAATACCCCGTTGCTGAATTTGGCATACTTCCCAATTGACCATCAAACATTTCACCCAAAGAAATATATTGTTCAAATGCCGTAGCATTTTGAGCTTTCAATGAATGCATTGATGCCATATAGTTTATAATCCCCAATTCAGTCATTGTTGCATTTGGCAATATGAATGTTGGAAATACATAATCAAATGCAAAGTTAATTTTATGTTTCATATTAAAATGTTGGACTATGATATGCTCTATTATATTTTGGAGCAAATAGAGTAGTAAATGCTTCGGCTTGTTGCTTCATATTATTTTTTATAGAAATAGATTCGGCATATTCAAATCGTTTCTTTGATATTGGTGTATCGAATTCCGGAAACTTTTCTTTCATATAAGTGTAATGTATTAATTGTGTTGGATGTGAATCCGTATATCCTTCATCTTCATAGTAGTTAAAATCCGTTGGATAATGATACCTTTTATTTTGCCATGTCATCATTGATTCCGGTTCATCTAATAAACTTTCAAATTCCTTTTCCATTTTAATAGATAATCTATTATACAATGTATCATCAAATTTACCATTATTATGTATTGCATTTACTCCTAATAGTAATTTATGCTTTATTCCTTTTAATGTTAAAATCTTTTTTATGGTATTAATGGCTATCCAAGAATTGTAAATTCCCTGGTCTTCTGTCCACATATTGTTTACAAATTCTTTGAAATGCGCAGGATTATTAAATACACTTCCAGAGCAATTCCATCCATATTTCGTATAAAATGAAAATCTACTAAAGGATGTGAACATTACAACTATATAATCATCTTTTGAATTAAAATTATATAAAGTGTCCGCTTCTATGAATTTATTTAATATATAAGTGTTACAAGCGCCCCCTCTTCCAAAGTTATAATATTCATTAAAATTTGCACCTAAATAGTCTGCCCATGTACCAGTTATGTGACCTGTAAACGAGCACCCAAATGCAAAACATCTATTATGAGTTGAACCAAGCATTTTGTTTAATTTTTTTAATTACAGTTTCGTATGCAACTTTTTGTCCTTCCGCTGATGTATGTAGTGTATTTAAATCATCAGGATATTTTTCCGATAATGTATACCAATCTACATTTACTAAATTTTGTTTAGGAATATACATTGTAAATTCACCATCGGATGTTAGTATCAAATGATTTATTCCTTTATTTTTTAATAAATTATGAGCCATTACAGTTAACCCCATATCCGATTGTCTTTGTATTTGGTCATCAAATATCTCTGCGTAAAAATTTCTAAGTAATTGCATACGCTCAGGCGTTTCTTTTTTAAATTTAGCAAAATAATCACCAGCTCCTCGTTTTTTAGTTAATACATTATCAACATAATCAACCACTCCATAATAATTTTCAGTAAACATTTGTCCCGTATAGTGTGGGTCATCTTTCATAGGATTTTCTAAAAGATACGGATATGTATCCTTCCCATACGGAGGATATTGATGATAGTTTACGTTTGATAAATGTATATGATGTTGTACGTTTATTGCATTTTCTGGAAACCAATCAACTCTATTATATGATGTTACACCTATACAAAGTAAATCTATATCAGGGTTTTTTTCAATTGCATATTTTACTTGCAATAGAATAGATAAATTTGTACTTGAACCTTTTGAGTAATTTACAATATCTTTACCTAATTCTTTTGCTAACAACGAACCATATGGTTCATTTTTTAAATCGTGACATCCAATTCCAATACTGAATGAATCGCCACATATAACTACTTTACCCATTATAATAAATTGTTTGTTTCTATGTAATTTTTAAGTTCTTTTGCCCAAACCATATGTGATTGTGGAGATGGATGCCAACCATAATAAACTGGTTCTACATTTGATTTTTCCATAAATCTTTTAAATGTATTATCCGGTTGGTCTTTTTTATAAAAACGAATTGGGTCAACTGTATCCCAAGCTGAAACGAATTCATTTTGATAAACGTGTCTACCTTTATGTGTAGATATTTGGTGAGGTGAACCATGTAGATTTAATCCAAGCAATTCATTTCTAACATCCAAATCATTCCAATCTTCTGGGTTTCTACCAGGTGTTTGGTAGAATGAATTATAACACATCCATTTTATATTATGTGCATTGCAAAAGTTTTGTAATTGTAATACATTCATCACATATCTCGGCAAATATTCTTCCGGATTCCATAAATATGTTACATAGAAATCCCAAAATTCTTTTTGTTGTGGTGCATCAAAATGTTGTACTTGTGGCCATAATCTGAATTTATTATTTATCTTATCATCCTTATACCAAAAGTGATTTCTTTCGGGAGATGACCATCCAACTATTACAAATAAATTATCCGTTGGTATTTTTTTAGCCAAATAATTTGAACTTATATATGTTATAGTTCTATTTACGATTGTACCATTATCATCAGCCGGCCATGCTAAATTAGTAACTTCCGCATTCATTATTTTAGATAAGTGCGTTGTGAATATTTTTGGTATTCTATACTCATCATTTTCTTCCATCCAATCATATTTGCCAGGATGTACTGCTCCATCGTATCGTTTACTGATTTCCGGGTCAGCTATTTCAGAACCAAATACCCAACTATCGCCATCGCATATGATTTTTAATTTTTTTTCCATTATATTAATTTTGATTTAAATGCCATTTCAAATGGCTCTTGGTATAATTTATTAAGTATTATTTTAGAAAACTCTCTATGACCATTATACGACCAATGAGCATCTGTTATCTTATCATTGCTTGCTTCCTGTATTCGTTCATAAATTGATTTATCCAAATAACGAATTACATCCCAACATATACATTTTCTAACTCCTTTTAGTAAAAATAATTTTTTAAAAAAATTAAATCTAGCATCTATTCGCATATCATTTAGAGGATTATCCATTAGCCATGTATTATATAATATACTATCTATTTCTAACGAATCATATCCTTCGTATTTTAACGTTTCATCCGAATGTGGAGTTATTGTTAAGAATTTTTTAAAATATGGTTGATGTTTTTTGTATTTAGGTGCTATATCGAATCTATGTGTAAATGTTTTTTGTAAAACAACAACATCTCCTTCAGAAACCTCATCAAATCTTTCCATTATATTATCAAATATAATATCATTAGATGAACCACCTTCGGCGTAGTTATATAATTTATATCCAATTTCTTTAGCTAATATTTCAGGCCAAATTAAATCATCTTCAGTTTTTTTATATTTTTTAGGATATACTTCATGTTCCAAACATCCATTACCATATGTGTATGAGCAACCAAATACAAATAATTTATTCATCGTTTAATATAAATTTTATTAATTTTTCACAATTATATGGTTTATCCAAATACTTCATAAATAAATTGTAGTTATTTTGCATTTTATCACCATACAATAGTTTCAATTCCAAATGTGTCTTATCTAAATCGTATTCATTTATTTTATATAATTCTAAAATATATTCTATACTTTTAAATATTGAATTTTTCATATTTTCCGATAATTCATCTATAAACTTTGTTGTAGAGAAATCAAAGAATTCTGAATTTAAAAACCAAAATCCCATTTCGTGCAATTCTATAAAATTAATTGGATTCATATCCATAATAAATGGTATATCCATTTTAGAATACAATATTGCTTTTAATGTTTTTTCCGTAATATATTGTCTATTTAAACTTTGGTATGGAAATATAAATTCTTCAAAATTTGTAGTTTCAAATGTAAATGCACATACAGATGTTATATAATCTAAGTAAGATGTAGTGTGGCATTTACTATCCCAAGTTGGAGTATGTAAGCAATTGAATTTTGTAAAGAAATCAGGTTTTGGTGATTCTTTATATATCTCTAACAAACTACTATCTATATTTTTATTTATAAATTTAGTTTTAATATCATTATGCATTTTATCCCTCGATACTTTATAATTTTTCTTCAAGTACATTCCAATTAAGTTTTGTTTTTTAACATCTAACTTATTGTATGGATAAAAATCAAAACCATATTGATAGTATGAATATATTAAATTTAAAAATGGTTCATAATAAAAATTAGGATTGTTATAGCTTACATTACTGCAAGATATTACTTTGTTATCTTTTAGAAAATTTCTTAATGTATTATTTTTCGTATGAATGGCTTCACTTACATTTAAATAAATTACTTCTAAAATATTTTTATCTATGTTTGTAAAATCATTTTTTTCAACACCTTCGATAAATAATCTTCTAGCAAATAGAAACACTTTATCATATCCTTCTTGTTGAGTTTGTTCTTTTGCAAACTGCATATATGCATTTATGTTTTCATATTGCTGTACTACAAATTTAAAATCAATTTCGGTATCTTCAAATTTAAATTTATAAAATTTATCAATATTTTCTAAT